ACGATGATTTCAGAACTCTATCTGAATATCACAAACAGATTAATTCATTTGGTTTTGGACAGATGGAAGATTTATCTTTTTGGACTGAGATGAGAGACAAGGTTGATAACAGTCATTTCAACTCACCCATATTCCCATTACTATATGTTGTTCCTGGTGATGTCCAACAGAAGTTTGGATTTATGGAATATAGTTTCACCATTATTGTAATGGATATTATTGAGAGGGACTTATCCAATCAGACAGATGTGTTAAGTGATACCAATCAAATGATGGATGATATCATCTCTCAATTTAGATTATCGGTTAATGCTTCACTCGGTAATTTCAATTCAAAGTATTATTTACAGAACCCTGTTGTATGTGTTCCATTCCTTGAAAAGTATTCAGATCTAACTGGTGGATGGACAGCACAAATTAATATTGAAGTTCCAAATTCTCTTGATAGATGTAATGCAGCATTTATGTCGTTCATTACTCCGAGCCCTACAGCAACACCAACCAACACCCCAACTCCAAGTATCACTCCTACAAACACACCAACTGTTACTCAGACACAAACGAGCACACCTTCAGAGACACCTACTAATACCCCATCAGAAACTCCAACCAACACGCCTACTGTTACAAACACACCAACAACCACAACAACATTAACAAGCACTCCAACTCCAAGTGTTACTCAGACAAACACTCCAACTAACACAATGACACCATCAGTAACACCAACTAATACAAACACGCCAACTAATACTGCGACAAACACACCAACTCCAAGTGTTACCCCAAGTGGTGGAGGAACACCACATCAAATATGGGGCACTGACAATAGGAAGTGGGATAATAATTCTGACTTATGGAGCACAACTTAAAAATATTTTAATTAAAATTATATGGCTATTTTAACAAACGAACGAATCAAAGACACATACTATGGTCTATTAAACCTTCAAGATTCCACAACAGGAATCACACAATCATTCCAACAGATCCAAGATGGACTTGGGAACAATACAGGATTAACAATAAGACAAAACCAATTACAAGGTGGTGGATTATTCTCAAATCAATATTTTGTCCCACAATATATGGGAACAAACACAATAACTTTTTCTGCGGGAAGTCAATCTGCGTTAGGAACACAGAATGTTATAATCGCAACACCATTTTATGACCCAGGTATGTTCTCTTATTCTGCGATGAGTTATTTTTTGGGAACTATAACCTCAACAAGTGACACTTGTGAAGCAGCAATCTATTCACCTCAATACATTAATGGTGCGGGATTACATCCAAAAGATGTGATTATTTCAGGATTAACAATAACTACAACAGGATCAACAGGATTAAAAACAATAATCTTTCCATCAAATATTAGTATGAGTGGAACAGGTGCAGGTCCTTATTTCCTTGTATTCAAGATTTCCAATGGTGGAGTTCAACCAACAGTTAGATTTGGAGGGGGTGGTTTTTATTCAGGTGTTGCCAATTTGTTTTACGGACAAGTTCCTACCGTAACAGGAATAAATTATGGTACACCCATAAGAATTAATGGAAGCAACTATGTTTATTCAGGAACATCAACCTTTCAAAATCCATTTCCAACAAGTATTGCGTCAACACAAAGTTCAACATTTAGTATTACAATGAATACATTTGGATTTGCATTACATACAGTAGGAGCATAATATGTTTGAATTAACTGATAGAGAACTACAAAGATTTGGCACCTTATTGGTGAATCTCATTAAGAAGAAACTTAAGGAGAAGATTTATCCATATGGTAATCCCAATCAAAAAGGGAAGGGAAACAAATATGCCTCAGGTCAGTTATACAATTCATTAACAGCAACAGTAATACCAGGTCAGAATGATAACCCATCAGAGTTGGTTATTACCTATCAAGATTATTTTAAGTATGTTAATGCAGGAAGACCAGCAGGAGCAAAGAAAGTTCCTATATTCAGTTTACTACAATGGATTAAAATAAGGGGATTAAAGTTATCACTACAAGCAGAAAGAAAGGGATTGGCTTATGCCATCAATAGAAACAGAGAGAAGAAGAACAAACATAAATTACCATTGGATGTTTTGACTGGTTGGATTGAAGATAAAAATATTAGAAGATCAGCAGATCAGAACAATATGAGTTTAGCCTTTGCTATCCAACAAAGCATTTATAGGTATGGTATCCGTGAAACTAATATTTATGATAAAGCACTTCAGGATTTTCCAAATGTGATGGATAACTTACCGGTTAATTTACCACAGGAATTAAAAGCAGAATTTGAGTTATTGATAAATGCTGTGGCAGAAGATGTAAATCAATTCATTGATAGAAGCATAGATAAAGAAATTAAAACAATAGAATTAGAATGAGTTTAAATTTAACCATAAAACAAATGCCCTTGGCGATGACACCAGCACATGCTGATCATACATGGAATGTGGCATTAAATGATTATTCGGCTTATACTGATATTAGATTGGTGGTTGATATCTATAAAAATCCCTATCGTAATGACTCTGGTTCAACCCAAGTTTATGGTCAGGTTGCGAGAATACTTGTTCCATCAAATGAATATGGTAATTGTATCTTTAATGTGGAAACAATTATTACAAATCTTGTAGATAAGAACCCAAGAAACTTGGGAGCAATACCAACAAGTGCCACAACATCAGCACAAACAAATCCTTATTTGGTTAGAGTTGCTGATTCAGATACCACATCTGTTGAACTATCAACATCACAAGCAACAGTGGTAAATGATAGAACCTCCACAATATCGTTTTCTAATGGATTTAACGGGGGTTATGAAGGATTTGAGAACATATATCAGATCAATGAATATCGTTGTTTATTTGGGGTGCAATACACCTCTGGTGGGACATCAACAACAATAGTTCCAACAAACTTCTCAGCATATACATCTTATACTGGTGGAACGATATCCCCACTATCAGCACAGACACAACCTTATGGTGTAATGATCTGGCCTGGTGTTCAGGATAACAAACAAATGTCAGAACAATATTACTACTCAGGTAATAACTTAACAGGTCAATACAACTATCTTGATACCAATGTTTATAACTGGCAGATGAGCACAGGAACAACAAGAGGACAATTCATGTCTACTTATGGTAATGAGACAATACCAATGACAATACTTGGTTCAAATGTTTATCAGACAAGATGGAGAACACACTATTACAAATGTCCGATCATTGTTGGATTTATGTATGGGGGTAATCCACTTTATTCAAACACAACATCTGTTAAATCAATTGTATATTCTCAAAAGATACAAGGTAATGGACAGATGAATTATGATGCAATACAAAACGCACCAGTAGATTTTACATCAAGAACAAATTTACAAACAGTAGCCCCATATGGTTATATGCAACAAAGAATAGCATATGGTATATTCAAACCTAATCCTGAAATAAGAACCAATAGTGATGTTGCAATATATCTTACCAATGATGTATTTGGAATTGATTATGACGAGTATGGTTCATCAGAGATCGTTCAATATAAGATGGTAGGTGATGAATGTTTTAATGACCCTATTTCATTCTTGTTTATGAATAGAAATGGTATTTGGGATACCTATACATTTACAAAGAAATCACAAAAGAGATTCGGTGTAAATAAGAAAACCTATTCAACACAAAAATCATTAAATGTTCAGTGGTGGAATAGACAATCATACGATTCAAGTGAGACAGTATTCTACGGACAGGTAGATGAATTATTAAGAGTTGATTCAAACTTCGTAACACAAAACGATGCTATAATCATTGAGGAATTATTAATGTCTCCTTATGTTTATATCATCCAAGATAACTGGTTACCTGAAAATAACCAACAATACATTTATCCATACCTAATCCCGTGTGTAGTTCAGAATAAAGAAGTTGAAGTATTCCAACAGAAATACCAAAGATTATTTCAATATACAATAGAACTGAAACAAACACCTTATAGAAACTACGACTTACCAATTTAATATGCTGCAGATAAGAACAACAATTGAGGGACAATACAAATACTTGGATTTATATCAGAATGAACCGGTGAATCTATCACTATCGTTTGCTGAATTACAAGACATTACAACCAAGAACTCAAACTTCTCACAGAGTTTTAATCTTCCTGGTTCAAAGTTAAATAACCAGTTATTTAATTTCTTCTATGATATCAATGCGATACCAACAAACTTTGATCCAAACAATAAGTTTGATGCTGTTCTTATGTGGGATGGTTATGAGATTATGCAGGGACATATTAGATTGAATGGTGTATCCATAGCAAATGGTGAAATCATTTATTCTGTTACCTTCTATAATCAGATCGGTGATTTGATGGCTAACATTGGTGATAAGTTTTTATTTGAACTCAATTTATCAGGTATATCTCACCCTTATAGTGGTAATGTTATTTTGGAATCACAATTAGATCCCAACTTATTCCCACTAACAGGAACAACAGATTACTCATATCAAAATGGAAAAACATTTTGGGGGTTATACAATATTGGTTATGAATACTATGAATCAAATGGACAACAATATGTAAACTTTGATACAACACCATTAGTCCAATTTACACCATTCTCTGCAACATCAACAGGAATTCAATACTATCCTATATTACCTTATTTTGATTATGTTGGAACACCGCTTAATGACTATTACTTCAAGCCAACAATACAGGTTCGTGAATTGTATTCTCAAATCTTAGCAGATGCAGGTTATGAGTTAGAATCTAACTTCATGGATACAGCATACTTCAAAAGATTTTATGTCCCACAAAAGTTTTTAGATGAGACCATATATCCAAAGAATGCCTTACCAGCTTGTTATACATTTACCAATGAGGTAGTAAATACAGATCCATCAACACCACAATGGGTAAATCCAATATCAGGTGTAACTTGTAATGACTTAGGGTGGACTGGAACAACAACAGGATTAACAGTTAATGAAGAGTTCTCCGCATTATATCAATATAGATTTACATTTACAGTGAATCCAACACAAGAGTGTGATTATTTCTTTAATGAATTTCCTTATGCCGTTTTATACTTCTATGATGGGACAACAACAGAGGTGGTTTATTCAAATACATTCTGTGATAACACGCCAACAACAGTAAGTGTTGATAGGTCTTTAAATATCACAGGAACATCAACATTTGGATTCTATTTCTTGGGTGAGTATTCTAACATAACAAACTATAACCAACAGATTATTAATCCTCCGAGATTCATTCCAACAGGATCAACGATTGATTATGCCGCAGAATTCCCAACTAATGACTACAAACAAATTGATTTCATAACATCAATCAACAAGTATTTCAACATGATTGTTGTTCCAAATCCTGATGCTCCACAAAGATTAATTGTTGAACCTATCGTGGATTACATTGGAAAGGGAAGAGTATTGGATTGGACAACCAAAGTTGATTTCAGTCAAACACAAAATCTTATTCCAACATCAGCATTAGTTAATGGAACATTGGAATTTGAGTTTAAGAAAGATCAGGATTATGCAAACGATGATTTCTTCAAACAAGCCAATAGAGTATTTGGATCAGACAAGTTTAACTTGGGATTACAATATAAGAACGAGACAACAAAGTTTGATACAATGTTTAGTTCGCCAATTGATATTACAGTCAATAACGCATATGTTCCACTTATTACTGTATCATCAATGTCCAAGCTCCAAACAGTAGATCAGTCAGGAACTACATTACAGACATTTAGACCATTCAAAATTCTACCCAAATTAATATTTAGAGGATTAACCTTACCGAATGATAACTACGGATATATCGGGGGAACAGGGACAACATCGGGATCTTCAGTGTGCAAATCAGGTATTACATATACTGTGTCAAGTGGTTCTTTTCCTGTTGATGTCGTTTATTTAGATTGTTTTGGAGTTCAACAAAATGTATTCGCTTCTGCTGGTTCAAACACAATACTAGGTTGTGCTAATCCAACTTCTTTAAAAGTTCCCGCTCCTCTCTTACCAAGAATTGTTACAGTAACTAATTCAGGAGTTATTTGTGGAACTGTATTTGAAGAACCAAAATATCAATACTATTATATTGAAGAAGCACAGATGGATAGATTCCAAAATCTAAATAGATTTACAACATATCCATTTAACTATAATAACTTTAGTCATTATTGTAATTACAGGGGAGAGGATAGAACAAATGTAACAGCCACAGAATTTATCTTTGAGAGTGAAGATCTATACGACATTTACTACAAACCTTATGTTGATGATTTAACAAGTGAGGAAAACAAAATATACAATTGTAAGATATATCTATATCCACAAGATATTCAGGGATTAAGATGGAACGAAAAGATCTTAATCAACAATACTTATTTCCGTATTAATAAGATTAATAATTTCAACATTCTTGAACCAAGTATTTGTGATCTTGAATTGGTTAAGTTAACAAGAGAGTATGAAGGACATAGAGTTCTTTATTATGATCTAACCCCATGTTCAGGTGGAACTGTATTACATTCCAACTCTGACTTAATGTATCACTTATATGCTTATGCAGGAAACTATGTTAACTTATTCCGTGATGACTTAACACCACTCGGTTGTCATTTAGTTTCAATTGGAGGTTACGATCCAAATGATACATACGAACATTATTGGTTAAGTTCAGGATTTACTTTAAATGGTGTTAGTATCTTTGATAATTGTGGATGTTCAGGTAGAACAGAATTTGATATTGTTCAAGAACAACCAATAACACAAAGGTTCTTCTATTACATTGGTTATCAGTGTAATACAAACACACCATATGTCTTCTATTCAACAGCAACAGATCTTGATACAACAGGACTTGTTTATAAGATTGATGACCCATCACCAAGTGTTAATTCTGTTTGTGTAACAGGTGTTACTGCAACATTCCTTCAATCAACGAACTATACAAACATAGATCAATTCACAACTTGTTTTGAATGTAGTGGAGAATTTGATCCTGATGCGAGAGTTTATCTTGAAGCTGTAACAGCTGCGGGTGGAACATTGAACACAACAATATCAGGAGCAACAAATACATTATTCCTTGAATTGAAATCTGATGGAATATACTCTAAGATGAGATCGTTCTATCCAATGATCGGTGGAACATCTGCTTCAATTGCGATAGACGCTTACGATCCTGGCACTGGTTCAGATATCACTTGGGTAGGTGGATGGACATTCAACGCATCAGGTGCAACATCTAATGGAACAAACGCTTATGGTAATACCAATGTATTCGTTTCAGCTCTTACAATAAACAACATGCACCAATCAGTGTATATGTTGAATAACACTGTATTAACAGGAACAGCAGGAAACTATATTGGAGCTGCTGGTAGTTCAGGTCCGAAATATTTTGTAATAGCACAAGAAGGAACTCCAAGAGAATACTATGGTTTATCTGATAATGGTAGATCAACAACTAATGTTCCATTACCAAGAGGACAATATTTAATTTCATCAACAGCATCTACAATGCAGAACTTGTATAGAAATGGATCATTAAGATTCTCTGGTTCAAGTTCAGCAACAGGAACAATCAATCATAAGATATACATAGCAGCGATGAATAACTCAGGAACACCGATACAATACTACGCTAACCAATATGCGTTCGTAACGATAGGTCAGGGATTAAACGCAACAGAGATATCAAACCTATACACCACAATAAATAACTTTAATACTTCCTTAGGAAGAAATGTTTAACTATGAATTGTAATTTTTATGTCCATAACGGACCAGTTGGAACAACAAAATATATTTCAGGAACTACTTGTAGTGGTTCTGCTACCGCAACAACTTTAACTTTTGGTCAACAGATTTGTATGGATAATGATAAACCTATCATTAACTTAAACAATTTATTATTAAGTGGTTCTTGTTTAGCAGTAACTCCCACTCCCACCCCCACAACACCAACATATTGTTATTTTAACGAATTAAAATATTACACAGCACCATTCCAATGTCCAAATAATGGTTTGATATATGACGACATTTATGGGGTTCTCAAATTTCAAGTAACAGTTCAAGGATTCGTTACTAACACTCACCCTGATACTACTTTCGTGGTGAGTAATGGAACTAATCAAGAAAATGTTGTATTAAGGAAAGGAGAATCTTTCATTGAATACACTTATTTAAAAAAGAACTTTGTTTATACAGCAACAGGATGCACAGAAACAAACTATCCTGATTATGTTTTAATAGCCGTATCACCATCAATGATAGAGTGTTTTTTAACTCCCACTCCCACTCCCACTTTTACAAGCACTCCAACACACACAATGACTCCAAGCCCAACAGAAACACCAGCTTGTTTGGAAATAGGAAATGGATTCAACAATACAGTTAATGACATCTTAATTGAAACAGGTGGTAAATTAGTTGTTGTAGGTGCATTCACAAATTATAATGGATCAAATTATAACGGAATAATTAGATTGAATAATACGGGAACAATTGATACAGGTTTCCAAGTTGGTGATGGATTACAAAGCCAAACTAATCAAACTTTTCCTGTAAAGTATCCTGGCATCGGACAAAAAATTATACCATATACTGGTAGTAGTTATATGGTTGCAGGACAATTCCAATTTTATTCAGGATCATGTTCTTTTGGATATGCTAATATTCAATCAAATGGAGTTTATACAAATAAACAACTTATATGTGATTGGCAAGCACCGAATTTTAATGGTCCTTTACCCAATTTGGATAGTATAACGGGAATCATAAATGATGGTTCAAATCTATATTCAATATCTTCTGATAGTGTTGGTGGTAAATCTTGGGTAAATAATGGTGACAATGATATTTGTTCTGGCGGTATCTATAGAGTCAATAATACCTCTTGGCAGAAAGATACAGCTTGGATACCTTATAACGGAACTACAAATTTTTGTGGGTGGGCGATAGGTCCATTAGATTTTGTAAGAGATTCTAACGGAGATTATATTTGTGTTGGTGCAGGATTATTCAAGAGCCCATTGGGAGTTTCTCGTGGTATTGCCAAAATTAATGGTTCAGGAAGTGAAGTTCCTATCTATGGAACAGGATTCACAAATATAAGCACATCATGTGGAGCAACACCTGGTTCAATTCAAAATCCATGTGGTGGAAATTCAGCACAAAGAATTGACTTACAAAGTGATGGAAAAATAATTGTCGCTGGTATCTTTACACAATATAGTGGCACTTGGATCACAGGTGTTGTAAGATTGAATACCAATGGTTCATTAGATAATACATTCAGTTCTCCAACGCCATCATCTCAATATAATTGGTTTAATGGCTTCAGTGGTGGAACAAATAATGTTTATGATGTTAGAGTTTTATCAAGTGGTAAGATTTTAATAGTTGGTGATTTCATAAGTTATTCAGGATATGCTTGTAATAATGTAGTTAGATTGAATACCAATGGAACAATTGATTTCACATTCAATAGTGGAACTGGTTTTGATGGAGCAGTTAGAGTTGTTAAAGAAGATTCTGTTGGTAATTTATATTTCGGTGGAGATTTCCTAAGGTATAATGGAGATGAGGCTATTAGATTAGTTAAAACATCTTCTAATGGAATAATAAAAGATTGCACAATTATACCAGCACTCACGCAAACTCCAACGAACACACCAACCCATACCTGCACTCCAACGAAAACCCCAACGCAAACTCAAACTAATACACCAAGTAATACAGCAACTAACACAAGCACTCCAACGAACACACCAACGAACACACCAACTATATCAATTACCCCGAGTAACACACCAACAGTATCAATTACTGCGAGCAGCACTCCTCCTCCAACCCCAAGTATTACACCAACTTCAACTCAAACTAAATTTACATATAGTGTAAGAGAATATAATGCGAATTGTCAACTTCAGGGTGGAACATTATTCTTAAATTATAATGCATCATTAGCGGTAGGATGGTATTGTATATCAGGTTATGGTAGAGTTCGTATTAGCGCAAAAGTATTCTACGACCCAACAAGACCTTTAATGACAATAAATTCAGGACCTTATTCTACTTGTGGACCATCAATACCTTGTGGATAAATAAAATGAACCTATGGAAATAAAGATATTTTTAGATGAGAGAGAGATCACAGAGTTTGATCTAAGGATTAACAGTATAAATCTATACATGGATTTTTTACAAGAGAACTTATCAACATTATTTGATAACGACTATGTATTAGAATTCGTCAATAATATAATGAAAGATGGCAACAGCTAAAAAAATACAATTAGTTTTTGATATTAATTCCAACGATGTTACGATAGCAACGGACAAAACCCTATCGCTTACCCAACAAGTTAGAATATTCAAAAGAGAATTACAAGGGATACCAGAAGGATCAAGAGAGTTTGAGATATTAAGAAATAAGATCAATGATACACAAGATTCGTTAGCGAGAGTTAATACAAAGTCAGGTGAGTTCTTTAATACCTTATCACTACTTCCAGGTCCAATTGGTGATGTTTCCAATCAGTTGGATAACTCCATCGGATTATTAAAAACATTCTCAGGATTCTCCTTAAAAGATATTGGAAATCAATTTAAGGGATTAGGTAACGACTTAGCTGGCATATTTGATAACTTCTTCGGATTAAATAAGGAAGCTCAGAAATTAGCTGACACAAATTCTAATCTTAGTCAATCAACAAAAGAAGCTGCTGAATCAAGTAAAACATTTGAAGCCGCAGCAGGAGCTCAGGTTGCCTCAACAATTCAATCCACAGAAGCAACAAAAAACCTTACCACTGCGATTACACAACAATCATCAGGTAATGCCTTGGCAATTAAAGCACAGGAAGAATATATTGCTGGTTTGACTGCAAGAAAAGAAGCGATAACAAGTAATATAACTGCTGATAAAAAATTTAGTGATTTAACGGCTCAACAAAAGACCGAACTCGCAAAATTAAATAATCAAATTCTTGTTGGAAATCAAAATTTAATAAAGTTAAAAGGAGCACAGAATGATGCCAGTAAGGCAACAGCGGCTAATACAACAGCAGTTAAAACTCAAACAACAGCTGAAAATCAAAATACAGGTGCGATAGTTGGAAATACCGTAGCAGGAAGAGCTAATGCTGTAACAACAGGAGCAATTACTGTCGCACAAAGGGTGGCAACGGTATCTACAAGAATTTGGACAGGGGCTTTAATTGCGTTGAAGGCTGTTTTAGTTTCATTAGGTATTGGATTATTGATTTCGTTATTATCATCAGGTGCTTCTTTATTGATGGATTGGTATAAAGGAACAGATAAAGCTGCTGAGGGATCTGAGAAAGCCGCAGGAGCAAATGATAAATTAGCCAAATCACAAGATGCTGTAAGAAAATCAACTGAGAGAGGGATTAGTGCCATTGAAGCAGAAACAAAAGCACAACTTACTCGTGCTAAAATAGCTGGTAAAACAGAACAAGAACTTTTCAATATTTCACAAAATGGTATTAACAGAAGGATTGCTTTATTGGAAGCTGCTAACAAGAAACTTAAAGGTGCTGAACAGAATTATAATGATGAGATATTAGCTTTAAGAAGAGAACTTAATCAGAATACATTAGAGTTTCAATTAGATCAACAAAAAGAAAGAGAGAAAAATCGTAAGTCAGAACTTGATGCAGCAATCAAATTAGAAATTGATTCTGAAAATACAAGTAGAGAAAATCTTAAAAAGTTACTTGATGAAAGATTAGCTCTTGAATTAAAGGAACTTGGTGATAATGAAAATCAAAAAGAATTAGCTCGTCAGGAATATGCGAAAAAATTAGAAGAAGCATTAAATGCTGATGAGAAGAAGAAGAACGATAGGAGATTAAAAGAGTTAGATGCAGCCGCTCAACTTGAAATAGACAAACAGAATACAGATCTTAAAACCCTACAAAGTTTCTACGATCAGAAATTAGCAATTGAATTACAGAACGAAGAGTTGTCTGAATCAGAGAAACAAGCGTTAAGAGAGAAGTATGCTAAGTTAGCTAATGAGGCAATCAACAAAGATACATTACAAAGATTACAGACAGAACTTGAAGCTAACAGAGGAAACTACAGAGAACAACTTAAAATATATGAGGAACTACAAACAGCTCTTACAACAACCTTAACTCTCAACGAACAAGAAAGAGCTTCTTTAATAAAACAATATCAAGATGCTATTCTTAACACATTAGATTTATCTTATCAAAACCAAGTAGACGCATTAAGTGTAAATTATGATGAGTTCAGAAGATTTGATAAAGAATATTTTGATGGACAAAGAGCAGCACAAGCTCAATATCAGACCGATTTAGACGATTTAAATAAGAAGAAACTAATTGGTGAACAAGAGTATTTGGCGAGGTCTATTAAGATCTCTAAGGCTCGTAGAGACATTGATTTACTTGAGAGAAAAACCAAAGAAGAAACAGTTGCCGCAGTAGGTGATGCGTTCGGTAATCTATCCAAGATTGTTGGTGAGGATACAAAGGCTGGTAAAGCTTTCGCAATTGCTAAGACAACGATAGACACTTACTCATCTGCAATCGCAGCTTATAGATCGTTGGCAGGAATTCCTGTTGTTGGACCTGCACTCGGAGCGATAGCTGCCGCAGCAGCAGTTGCGGGAGGTTTAGCGAATGTTAAAAAGATCTTAGCAGTTCAGATTCCAACAGATACTGGTGGATCAGGTGGTTCTGCTCCAACTCCTCCTCCTCCACCAATACAGGTTAATGCTGTTAAGAGAGCACAGGGTGGTATGATACTTGGACCTGGCGGATCACAATCAGATTCAATACCAGCACAATTAAGTAATGGTGAATATGTTGTCAATGCGAGATCAACAAAGTTATTTGGACCTATGTTGGATACAATCAATTCATATGGTTCATTACCTCAGTTCTCATCAGCAGGACTTGGAGCACCAGGTTCAAACTTAACTGAAAGTAGGGATACACTTGGTGAGACAATTGCGAGAACCCTACAAGAAACACCAATCAAAACTTATGTTACAGGTCAGGAGATATCTAATCAACAACAATTTGATAGAGTTGTCCGTCAAAGATCTTTGATATAAAATGGCATAATTCAATAAAACAAATATTTACAGGTAATGGATCACACTAAAATCATTGAATTATTTATTGACGATGAATATGAAGAGGCAGGGATTGAGGCTATATCATTAGTTTCAAGACCAGCTCACGATGAAACATGGTTAGCATTTAATTCAGAATCACAAGAAGTAGAACAACACGGATGTGGTTGTGGTGTTAAACAAGAGTTTGATGAAGAGGTATTGAATCCTTATACAATTGTTGAAGATGACTTCTGTAATCATAATCCCAAGTTAGATGAGTTGGGTGAGAAGTATGGAGAGTTAATCAGTGAAGGTTGGGAAATTGTTAGAGTTGAGAAGATGACACCTACTATGGTATATTCAATGCAACAACAAAAGTTCTCAAATCCAAATGCTGATTCACAATTGGATACAGAAGAAATTAGAGTAAGATATAAGTATGTAGGTCCAAGAGACGATGATAATAGAAAGTTCTGT